TCTCTATAGGTCGTCCTGCTTCGTCTACAGTTTTACCTAGCCCTAATAGACGTTTAACTGTGTTACCAAAGAACCCAGTAATGTGTGCGCCTAATTGAACGAATGTAGATCCTATTGATGTAGCTTTGTCAATTATTGCTCCGAATATAGTGGCAAAGAAATCCCAGAAGTCACGAACATTGTCGCGTACAGCTTGGAACATTTGACCTATAGGAGAAGTGTTGACATAGTTCTTTAATATACTAAACCCGTCGTATATTATGTTAAACAATCGGGCGAAAACGGATATCAAATCAATACCCATTTGAATTAGGTTGTTTGGAATAAGTAAGTCTAATACTTTACCTAAAGCACCTACAAGACCTATACCCATTTTGACTATACGCCAAAAAGCTGTAAAAATTTGGTTTAAAGATTCTACACTAATCTCAGAACCTGTAATCTTTTCTTTAAGTCGATCGAAGAAATGGATAATTCCTTCGGCTATTTTATTTTGGATTCCGTCTCCGAATACACGCTTGAAACTGTCTGCAAAACTATTAAAAACCAGTTCGAGTTTTTCCCAAGCGGCTTTAACAGTCTCGATGACATGCATACGCCCTTCAAGCTGGTTGAATGATGCTGCCACTTGGGTCATAGCATTTGGAATGAATGAAACTACGTTTTGCATAATTTCACCAACAGGTGTCCAAATAGCAACGGCTTCATCGCCTTTACCAACTACTTCAACCCAGAATTTAGACCAAGCATCTGAAACAGCTTCTTCAGTCGCTTCAAGAGCTTCTTTGAATGTATATAAAGATGCTGCTTGTTTCATCAATTCTGGGTCATTAGCATATTCAGTCAAAGCCGACATCATAACGTCATTGGTAAACCACTTACCCTCAGTTAATCGATCATTGAACAAATAGTTAACAGCTTCGTCGTTAAGTTCACCATATTTGTCAATCGCAGCTTGAATTTCTCCAGTGACATCACCTTGTGCTACAGCAATGTCAATAATAGTATCCTTAAACTTCTTGGTTGCCATGTTTGCAATTTTGAATTTGTCTCCAGTTTTGCAAGTTCATGTAACCCATTTGTAAGGCTTGCTCTACAGACGTTTGTAAAGTACGGTTGAAATCAGCAGTCGATGCTGAGGCTGATGCAGCCAAGTTACCCCAACCTTTTAGGGCTGTAGCAGCTTCATCCAATCCAATACCAGCATTTACAAATTGTGCTGTAGCTGCATTCATTTCTTGAGATGAATAACGAGTGGTCTTGGCATATTGTTCCAAATCACGCATTACCGCAGTGATATGGTCGCTTTCGCCCTCCCCTAATGCACTTACCAAGATACGAGTAGAGTCAAGTTCTCGTTCGTATTCTTGATAACCGTCAATGATAGGTTTAAATGTCCACTTGTTAATAATTTGCGTTGCAGTTGAGATTGCTTTGGCAGCAATATTCCCTAAAGCAACAGAAGCAGCCCCTTCAAGAATAGAGAACTTACTTCCAACATTTGAGGTTGCTTCACCAATATGTTCAACACCTTTGGCGGCATCACTCGAGCCAGATATAATCGCCTGGAAATTCCCATTTTGATTTATCTGGGATACTCCCACTGCTGCTTCTTCAGACCTCTTACCTAGATTGATAATTTGGTCTTTTAGAGAAGAAACAATAGGGATATGGTCCGTAAGTTTAGAAAAAGAAGAAGACATGTTGGTTACAGAAGACTTAATGTTTTCAAAGGCTGTAGTTTTAATCCCGTTTAACTTAGAAGTAAAACTGTCAACCTCAGACATAGCTTTCTGTAACCCGGTAGTCAATTCTTTTTTATCTAAACCTAATTGAATAATTTTCTTTTCAACTACTTCAGATGCCATTATTTACCTCCTATCTTTCTACTAAGTTCTTTAGCAGTCTTATCTACAATAGGAGTTATGAAATCGTTAGGAGGAACATAACCACCATTACGAGTACCATGCCCTTGTTTGATTAATATAACAAGAGGTGTACCATCCGAAACAGTATTTGAATTACTATAAATAAGGTCTAACTTATCGTTAGTTTCTGTAATATCCATAGTCCACGCATTAGCAGTTTTACCACTTCGGACTGGAGTATTACCGACTAACTCGTTTAGACCTACCTCACCAACTGATTGAAATGTTGGCTTAAGCTTTGCAGAAGAATAATTATCTAAAATACTCATCAACCCTTTCGTCTTACCTCCTTTGGAAACGACGTTGATTTTCATTTATTCTCCTTCTTCATTTTGATTTTCCATAGCGGCTAAGCGCTTCTGGTTAATTTCACGTTGTCGACGTAATATTTCAGCTTCAGACATCTGTTTACGTGGTTTATTAAACTCACTAATTACTGAAACCAGCATAAGTAATCTATTCACGTTCCATTTATCACATTCAAATGGAATTCCGGCATTTGCCATCCAAGCATAGATTACTTCGCTAGTCATAATCGTTCTCGAGTTACGATCATTATCGTCAGAACTTGATATTACAGTTGCTGTAGGATTAGTATCAGCCATGTACTCTGTAATTTCAGTAATATTTTCAGGTGCTAGCATATTTGGGTTAAAATCGTCATCTAGGTTCATCATACAAATATAGTCTATCAACTGTTCAGGAGTGATAGCTTTATTTGATAGGAACGGTTTACGATATTTAGCTTCCCATACAGAAATAGCGGCTAAAGAATGTTCGAAATGAAAAACTCTTTCCTTACTACGAACCTTAACGAATTTATTAGTTTCTTCATCAAACATCTCGTTTGGTTCGTACGGAATAATTTCCAACATACCACTACCTCCTTAATTACTATGAATTATGATTTTGATTTTTTCCTCGATTGTTGCGACGTTGCGCACGATTACCTTTTGATGCAGCAATAGCTTTCGTGTTAGTTGTTGTTTTACCTTCTGCAATAATAGATTGCCAGAATTTTTGTGCGAATTCTTCTTCACTTAGGAACTTAACAAACAATTCACCGTAAGCTTCAGACGCGATAAATGCATCACGGAAGTCTTTGGTTTTAACAAAGAGACCTTCTGGAGTACGTTGTCCGACAGCGTCGTGAATGATTGATTCAAACAAGTTAAGAATTTTATCTGGGTCATTACTGTCTAGAATATTGCGAACGTATGTTTCCCAATCAACTTCTCCTGCACGAGACAAGATACGAATGATTTCGGCTTTATTCAAGTGGAAGTAAAAATCTTTTTCTACTTCTTTTTCCTCAATAACATCATAAAATTTAATATGTTGTTTAATCATTTTGAATTTCCCTTTCTTAAGTAAAATATACAAAAATATAAACGTGCTGCACATGATCCGAATTGCAGTTCCACACCCCTATCCCACGTTTATAGAAAGTTATTAATTAGCCGCCAGCTCCGCCAAGAAGAGTAATTACTTCTTGTGGACTTGGAAGAGATGGATCGTTACTTTCAGTACCATAAAGCTTAGTTTCAAGTTGTTTAAGCTTAGTAGGATCTGCTGTCAATGATGAAATTACCAAATGAGCAGATGGTTTAGCACCAGGTACATCAATAGGAAGAGTAGAGAAGTCCCATGAAAGTTCAAGAGCTTCTGGCGAGTCGTTTACTGTTTGGTAATCTTGTGAAGATACACCTGCAGTTGCGTTGTAAACTAAGTGAATTTCATAACCAAAGTCAGTACCTTTAGTATCGTTACCAATAAGAGTACGATAAGCTAGACCAAACGGTTTACGTTGTTGTCCTGTAATACGAAGACCTTTAACCCCAGTAGCACCACTTCCAGAAGATAGAACTGCAGCAGACCCGTCACATTGTTCCCATTCTTTAGGATATGTATATGCACTAATAGATCCTTTAAAGTTTTCTTTAGCTACAAGGTTAAGGTAAAGGTTGTTATTAGCGTAGATTGCAGTAGCGTCACCACCATCTGGAGATTCAGAGATTTTAGTAACACCATTCCAACCAACACCAATATCATAAGTACCACTAGTAGTGTTTTGTGGGAAAAGAACTACACGGTCAACACCAGTACGATATAGACGTTCAGAAGTTTTATCCCAAACAATTTGTTTTCCAGCCATGATAGATATTCTCCTTTTATATAAAAATAAATATTTTAAAAATACACACGATAATATTCATGAAAAACACCATCGACTTTGGAATTGTTATTGTGTCTACAATACTTAAACGCTGCGAACATTTGGTCTTCTATTGAGAGAGGCTTTCTAGACATATAGGTTACCGTGTACGAGTGTTTAGTGTTGTATACAATATTATTCGAGTATGTAGCATCTGTATAATTATCGGCGACAACAATACAAGGATACGTAATACTATCTTTGTCTCCGGGTTGATAATAAACATTAGGTGTAATATCTTTTAACAAATTAATAAAATCACTAAGACTTCTAGCCATATATTACCCCGTATAAATATCTAGTTCTTCTTCTTTCATTTTAGCAATATCACCAAGAACCGAAGACATCCTAGGTGGATACGGGTCTGAAGATGATACTTCATACAAGTCTCCATTATACGATATATAGCTAATCCTTTTTGCAGTATCAGGATTACAGTTCGATATTACATAGGACATCTTAGTTTTGGATGATGATTGTAAATTTACAGAAGAACTATCAGTAAGAGTTACAAGCAAATTAGACATTGTAGCTCTTACCTTTTCTTTTTTAATATACGCATAATCATAGACGCCTGGGTAAGTTTCCACAGG